TGATATGAAGGGTATTGTAGCAGACGCGGCAAAGAGTGGTTCTCTTAAGCACGCGGTTGAGGCATATGCTCTCGCTCACGGTATCACCAATATCGATCTTCTGTTCCCAGAGGCTCGTGCTGTTACGACGACTCCTGACTGGGACAAGCGTCGGACCGAGTGGGTTTCTAGTGTGCTGGGTGGCACTCGGAAGAGTCCATTCTCCAGGATCAAGAGCTGGTCTGCAGATCTGACAATGGAAGAGGCTCGCGCCAAGGGTTATGTTACCGGTGCTCTGAAGACCGAAGAGTTCTTTAGTGTTGCTAGGCGAATCACCACTCCCACTACCATCTACAAGAAGCAGAAGCTCGACCGCGATGACATCGTGGATATTGTAGACTTTGATGTTGTGGCTTGGATGCGTGGTGAGATGCGCATGATGCTCGATGAGGAGCTCGCGCGCGCGGTACTTATTGGTGATGGTCGTACCATGCCAGACCCAGACAAGATCGACGAGGGATCTATTCGTCCGGTTGCCAAGGACGACCCTCTGTATACGACTCAGGTCGTTTCTCCTGCATGGGTTACTGGCACCACCAAGCCTCACACTCTCACCGATTTGATTGTTTCGTCTCGTGTCAGCTACAAGGGTACCGGTGCTCCTACATTCTACACGACCGAGGTCTGGTTGACCCGATTCTTGCTCGAGCGCGATGCTGATGGTCGCCGTCTGTACCGAACGGTTGACGAGCTCGCCCAAGAGATGCGTGTCGCTGCCATCATCCCGGTTGAGGTCCTCGAAGAGGATGCGAAGCTGATCGGGATCATGGTAAACCTGAGTGACTACACTCTTGGTGCGGACAAGGGTGGAGAGGTCAATATGTTTGATGACTTCGACATCGACTACAACCAGTACAAGTATCTGATTGAGACTCGAGTTTCTGGAGCCCTCACGAAGCTCAAGTCTGCTGTGGTCTTCAAGACTCCTTAGGATTAGTCAAATGGCAAAGTTCTTCAGTGAAATTGGCTATGGCATTAGTGTCGAAACGGATAATGGAGTTTGGGTGGATAGCATTATCGAACGTAAATATTATGGTGATGTTATTCGTAATACTCGGAAATTAGCAGAAGGTGAAAATCTTAACAGCGATATTTCCCTTCAAAACTCTGTCAGTATCGTGGCTGATGCATATGCTAATGAACACTTCTTTGCCATTCGCTTTGTGCGGTGGGCGGGTACACTCTGGACAGTTGAAACAGTAGAAGTTCAGAGTCCTCGCCTTATATTGCGGCTGGGAGGTGTTTATAATGGTCCAACAGCGACGACTTGAGCTTCAATCTCTGCTTGAAGAACTGTTGGGTTCAGATCAAGTATATTTTCAGCCACCGACAAACATTATTATGACTTACCCTTGTATTGTGTATCATAGAGATACTGCAAACACTGAATTCTCAGACAATAATCCTTATCGGCACACTAAGCGATATCAGGTTACCGTTATTGATCGGAATCCTGATAGTGAGATTCCAGATAAGGTCGCCAATTTGCCGATGTGTTTGTTCAACCGGTTTTTTACGGCAGGTAACCTTAATCATGATGTCTTCAATCTTTATTACTAAGGAGTGGAAATGGCTAAACTTGTCTGGGATGCAGTTGGCGAACGAGTTTACGAAACTGGTGTCGACCACGGTGTCCTTTATCTCCCTGATGTTGCGGGAGCATACACATGGGGCGTTGCTTGGAACGGTTTGATTTCAGTTACCGAGTCTCCTTCCGGAGCAGAGGCCAATCCACAATACGCCGACAACATCAAGTACTTGAACCTGGTTTCAGCTGAAGAGTTCGGTGCCACTATCGAGGCATTCACTTATCCAGAAGAGTTCTCTCAGTGTGATGGTACCGCTATTCCTGAAGTGGGTGTAGTGTTTGGGCAGCAAGCACGCAAGATGTTCGGTCTGTGCTACCGCACCAAGGTGGGTAATGATGTCGAGGGTCAAGACTTCGGTTATAAGCTGCACTTGGTTTATGGCTGTATGGCTGCTCCTTCTGAGAAGGCCTATAGCACGATCAATGACTCACCTGAAGCTCTTACATTTAGTTGGGAGCTTACCACTTCTCCAGTTGCGGTAACGGGGTACAGGCCTGTGGCCAGTATTACAATCGACTCTACCCTTGTCGATTCAGCAGCTCTGCTCCTTCTTGAAGATGAGCTGTTTGGTACTGGTACTGGTCCTGGTCCAGGTCCTGGTCCCGGTCAACCTCATCTTCCAACCCCAGATGAGGTTCTGGAACTCCTTGCAAGTTAAGAGGAATTTAAAGATGCTCAGAATTGAGGTTCCTCTTTCTGAATCTTTCAATGATGAAAGTCAAGAGTTCATAGTCTCTGAAAGTTTTCCAATAGAGTTAGAGCACTCTTTGATTTCACTGTCAAAATGGGAAGCACATTTTGAAAAACCATTCTTAGATTCTAAAGAGAAAACTGCAGAAGAAACTTTGTGGTACATCAAAGCAATGACTTTGACTTTAGATGTGCCTGATGACGTATATTCAAGTCTATCAAGCGATAACTATGATGGCATCAATCGATATATCAATGCTAAGATGACTGCTACTTGGTTTTCTAATATAGAAACTACTCCTCGTTCTCGAGAGGTAGTTACTTCGGAGATCATTTATTATTGGATGATTGCTTTGACTATTCCATTTGAGACTGAGAAATGGCATTTGAATAGATTACTTACTTTGATTAAAGTTTGTAATCAAAAGAATGCTCCAAAGAAACGTATGGATCGTCGCGAAGCAGCGGCTAGACAACGCGAACTAAATGCTCAACGTCGAGCTCGTTTGGGAACTAGTGGATGAGAGGAGGGCTGCGTGTCAAAACTAGTTTGGGACGTTGCAGGTACTAGATTTTATGAATCTGGTGTGGATCGAGGCGTATTATATGCGCCCTTCTTTGATGGCGTTGCTTGGAATGGACTTATCTCAGTTTCAGAAGCTCCTACTGGTGGAGAAGCTAAACCTTACTACATTGATGGGATCAAATTCCTAAATTTATCAGCTGCTGAAGAGTTTGAGGCTACACTTGTTGCTTTTTCTAAGCCTCAAGAGTTCAACGTTTGTGATGGAACGACTAAACTAAATGCTGGATTGTTCGTTACCCAACAAAAGCGACAATTTTTTGGTTTGTCGTATCGTACAAAGATTGGGAACGATACTTCAGGTCTTGATTACGGTTATAAAATTCATTTAGTTTATAATATATTAGCTACTCCATCTCAAATTAATAACAACACTTTAAGCGACGAGGCTGAGCCGATAAATTATAGTTGGAATTTAACCACCACACCTCCAGAATTAATAAGCGAAGGTCCTGGTATAAGAACGTTTAATTTTAAACCAAGTGCTCATTTCGTGATTGACTCTAAACTTTCTTCAACTGCAAACTTGACTGAGATAGAGAACATTCTCTATGGATCAAATGTTGCAGCATCTCGTCTACCGTCGGTATACGAGTTGATTACGATATTTGCATCATGACCAGGTTGCAGTGGGCCCAAATGTCTCACGGGTATGAACAGGGTTTAGATCGCGGTGTTTTTTATTCAGGGAGTGGTTGGGGAGAGTCGTGGAACGGTTTGATATCAATTGTAGAGGAAACTAACGTCTCAGATAGTATACGTTATCTTGATGGGGTGAAGATTCCAGCATCTAGTAATTATGGATATTTTTCTGGAACGATCGAAGCTTTTACTTATCCAGATTCTTTTGCTGAATACGACGGCACCTCTCAAAATTTTATTCATCAACAAAAACGAAAGAGTTTCAGTCTTTGTTATCGCATTAAAACTAAAGATTCTTATAAAATTCATCTTATTTATAATGCAAAAGTAACACCAACCAAACGAGCACATGAACAACTTGATGCTTCAGTATTTAGTTGGGCTTTTACAACTCAAGCTGTTCAAATTCCAGATGGATATATTGGTTCTCATTTGATCATCGAAGTTGATGATGCATATCCAAACGCAATAAAAGATCTTGAAGATGTACTTTATGGCAGTGATATTAATAATTCACGTATTCCTTCCCCTACAGAATTGATGGAAATATTTGAAACATATGCTCTTCTTAAAGTTACTAAAAATAGTGATGGAACCTTTACTGTTAAAGGTCCTAATGAAGCAATTACGATGTTGGATTCTACAACTTTTGAAATTACATGGCACTCAGCCATTTATATTAATGATGTAACTTATAGAATTAGTTCTGGATAGAAGGAGGTTTTATGGCTACTGTTACTGGATTAACTGCAGCTCGAATGCTTGAGATTGAAGCAGCTTCGGTTGTAGATGGTGAAGTTATCGGCGATAATCTTTTCTTAACAACTCACGGACATGAACAAATTAATGCTGGAAACGTTAGAGGCAGTCCTGGACCTGGAGTACCTCCTGGTGGTGTTAAAGATGAATGTTTGGTCAAGATTAATGATGTTGATTACAATACTAAGTGGGATACTAGATTAACTCAGAGTGCAGCCGATTCTCGATATATTAAATTAACAGGTAGTTTGATTGAGCGTGGAGATCATCCTCCAAACATAGCTGCCGTTCCAGGAACAATTTATCTACAAACAGCAACAGGAATGGATTCAGATCTTGGAGCTCTTTGGGTAAAAGAGACGGGAACTGATAAACAAGGTTGGCATGCTTTTTCAACTTTTAGTATTCATGATTTGGAATCGGGACAGGATCTAAATTCAATCACCGCTCAAGGATATTATCGAGTAGATTCTTCAAATATTGCTAATAGTTTAATTAATTGGCCAGTTGAAGCTATCCCACGAACCGATTCAGCCAATTTTAATAATCCTGTTGGTTCATTCAGACCTGCATTATTTGGATTGTTAACAGTTACGAATACATTTTTACTAGTTATTCAAACAGTTGAACTTTTGTGGCATAGACTTTCTGATGGTCCTTTGGTTTTCACTTATAAACGAATACGATCAAAAGATGGAACTATTTGGGGTTCATGGGAATACATTTCCCCTCAAACTTTGCATGTTCTATCTTCGGGTGAAAAGCGTATTGTTGCTAAAGAAGTTTTCTATGGAGCTATATTTAATAAAAGTCGAACTCCAGCGAGATTGATAATAGATTCAGGTAATTCGCAGCCATTGTCTATTATAGAGGATATTACTCCAGATGGAGTTCAGTGGTTTAGATCTAATACTGGTGCTCGACAATCTAGTTCTGGGTGGATAAATTTAACTCTTGAACATAATTTTGAGCATTATACTTCTGGATCCTGGCCTGAACTTTCAGCTATTCGAACAAGTGCAGGCATTATTTGTACAAGAGGTTTGCTTAAACGAACAGGGGTTCCTCCTAGTGGCACGGTTATAGCAAATTTGCCTGAGGGAATGCGACCTGCAGACAAACTACAATTTGTTGGTTGTGCTGATAACAATACAATGGGAACGACAATTAATGTTGAAACAAATGGTGATATCATATTTGATGGAACGGGTTCTAATTCTGTAGACTTTGTTGATATGAACATGATTATATTTCCAGCAGCAGATGTAGCACCAAACAGCGCATGGACAACAATTACACCTGTAGGAAATTGGAAGGATGTAGGATTAACCAACGCATCATGGCCAAGGTTGGGTTATTGGGAAGATCAACTTGGCCGGGTTTGGTTGAGAGGATTGATTCAATACAACGGCAGTGTTCCGGCAGGTCAATTGGAGATGTTCAGACTTCCAGCTCCATATTCTCCTGCTTACAGTACCCATCAAGTTATGCCTATGTCAAATACTGTTAAGAGAATAGCAACTATGCGTTTTGCTGCAGTAAATGATAAAAATCCAGAAACTTCTGCGTGTACATTCTTCTATGATAGGAATCCAACTGGATCGGCATTTTCTCCTGCGATTAGTCAGATTCATATTTTACCAGTTGCAGCAATTCCAGAATCTAATTGGCGCAGTCCGAATCTTTTGAATGATTGGTATAACTTTAATCCAGAAGTGTTTCCTTCTATAGGTGTATGGTCTGCACCGGATGGAATTCAACATATTCGTGGATTGGTTAGAGGTGGTACTGTTCCTCCTGTTGTTTTAAACAACTGGGGATCAGGAGACAAATGTGATGTTGATAGTTTGCTTGCTCCGGTTGCAACCTCAGAAGTGTACGGTCGTGTAGAAATATCTCAACCTAATCTGCTTGTTCACGTAGGTTCAATCGGTTGGGTCAGTTTGGATGGACTTCATTATATGTTGGAGGCATAGTTGACGTGGTATTTTCTGTCGAATCTCATGGCTCCTTCAATAAGACTCAATCTTTTTTAACCAATCTAGGAAAGATTGATATTACTAGAATTCTTAACAGCAAAGGTCAAGAAGGAGTGACTGCTTTAGAATCTGTTACTCCCCAAGAGACTGGTCTAGCTGCTGGTTCTTGGTATTATGAAGTAAGTAGTAGTTCAAACAGTTTTCAAATTGCTTGGTATAATTCAGATGTTGAGAACGGTTTTCCTGTAGTCATAATGCTTCAATACGGTTATGGTACAGGAACAGGAGGCTATGTTCAAGGACGGGATTTTATAAATCCAGCAATTCAACCCATATTTGATCAGATCTCTGAAGATGTATGGAAGGCGGTGACCTCAGCATGAGTAAGGTTGAAGAACGCGTAGTCGTAATGAAGTTTGACAATGCGCAATTCGAACGTGGAATTAAAGCTACGATGGATTCTCTCGCGGCTCTCAACAAAGGACTTCAGCTGCAGGGAGCCACCAAAGGTATAGATGATGTTAGTCAAGCAGCAAGTAAATTATCATTGCAACATATATCCGATAGTATTGATAGTGTTGCCTCTAGATTTACGGCTATGACAGCTATCGCCATTACAGCATTTGCAACTATTGTTAATAAGGCTGTAGATGCTGGTATTAGGATGGCAAAATCTTTTAGCGTAGATCCTGTCGCTGCCGGTTTGAAGGAGTACGAAACAAATCTAAACTCAATTCAAACTATTCTGTCAAACACACAGTGGGAAAACAAAGGTTTAGATGATGTCAATGCGGCTCTTGGTGAACTGAACACGTATTCAGACCAAACCATCTATAACTTCAGTGAGATGGCTCGAAACATCGGTACGTTCACAGCTGCTGGTGTTGGTTTGGAAGCTTCGACTTCGGCAATCAAGGGTATTGCAAATCTCGCTGCAGTTTCAGGTTCAAATGCACAACAAGCCTCTACTGCGATGTACCAGCTTTCTCAAGCTCTTGCTACGGGTAAAGTCAGTCTTATGGACTGGAACTCTGTCGTAAATGCTGGTATGGGTGGTAAGGTTTTCCAGGATGCTATAAAGGAGACTGCTCGGGTTCATGGCGTAGCAATCGATGATATAATCGCTGACTCCGGTTCCTTTCGAGACTCCCTTCAAGAAGGATGGCTTACTTCAGACATCCTTACTGAGACCCTTAGCAAGTTTACTGGTGACCTTAATGAACAACAGCTCAAGACCATGGGCTACAATGACGAGCAAATCGCCGGCATCCTCAAGATGGGTCAGACGGCTAAGGATGCGGCCACCAAGGTAAAGACTTTTGGTCAGTTGGTAGGTACCCTCCAAGAGGCAGCAGGGTCCGGATGGGCTAAGACCTGGGAACTCCTTATAGGCGACTTTGACGAGGCCAAAGAACTTTGGACCAACGTCAACAATGTCGTCGGTGGTTTCATCACCCGTTCTGCTGAAGCACGCAACAAGGTTTTGGGTGACTGGAAAGAGCTGGGGGGACGCACCGTCCTCATCGAAGGCATCGGTAATGTTTTCAAAGCTCTTGGTCAAGTCATCGCTCCAATCAAGGAAGCATTTAGAGACATCTTTCCAGCGCAGACCGGTCAGAGTCTTTATGACTTGACGGTTAAGTTCCGAGACTTCACAGAAAAGCTCAAAATAGGAAGTGAAACGGCCGAGAAAATTGGCCGCACTTTCAAAGGTGTGTTCGCTATCTTTGGTATCGGTTGGATGGTCATCAAAGAATTGGCTGGAACACTCTTTGGTTTGTTCGGAACTGTAACTGAAGGTAGTGGAAGTTTCCTAGATATCACTGCGAAAGTTGGAGACTTCCTTGTTAGGGTTCATGATGCAATTAAGAGTGGTGAAGGACTTCATAGCTTCTTTGAAGGTCTTGGAAAAGTCGTTGCTATACCGATTCAAGCTATAAAAGAGCTTTGGCAGTGGATAAAGGCACTCTTTGACGGTATCGAGGGTGCTAAGACCGGCGGGCTTGATCGAATTTCTGATCGATTTGGCCAATTAACTGAAGTCGGATCGGCTCTAGGCAAGGTTTGGGACAAGGTTTCTGGATTCTTTAAGAGTGCCTATCAGGCAATTTCTCCCTTGGTTGATATTATCGGAGAATTCTTCTCCCAATTCGGAAGTAGTCTTGCTGATGCATTCAGTGGAGATAACTTCAGTCTTGCTCTAGATGCTTTGAATACAGGTCTTTTAGCTGGAGCATTGCTTCTGCTTAAGAAATTCGTCACAAATGGATTCAAATTTGATGTTGGTGGCGGTTTCTTTGGGTCAATTAAGAAGTCTTTTGAAGGCCTTACTGGTGTCTTTTCAGCGATGCAGATGCAACTTAAAGCTGATGCCCTGCTCAAAATCGGCGGCGCTATAGCTTTGATTACTTTGTCGGTCGTAGCTCTATCTCTGATTGATTCGGATAAGCTGACAAAAGCTATTACTGCTCTGTCTGTACTCTTTGTGCAGTTGTTGGCAGCAATGACGATAATGGAGAAGGTCTCTTCATCTAAAGGCTTTGCCAAGATGCCTGTCGTTGCGGCTGCTCTTATTCTGTTTGCAATTGCTATTGATTTGCTTACTATCGCCGTAGGCAAATTGGCTAAACTTGACTGGGATGAACTAGCCAAGGGTTTGATTGGTGTTACTATTCTAATCGGACTTCTTATTGTTGCTACTAAGGAAATGGATAAGAACGCTAGCGGAATGATTCGTTCTTCTGTTGCTCTTATCCTTCTTGCAGTAGCAATCAATATTCTTGTGATGGCGGTTGATAAACTGGGCGATATGGACTGGGACAAGCTCGTCAAGGGCCTCGTCGGGGTCGGTGCTCTTCTTCTTGAGCTTGGGTTATTTACTCGATTCTCACAAGCCGATAAAGGTGGAATTTCTTCCGGAGCAGGATTGCTCCTATTGGCTGCAGGTATTTATATTCTGGCTATGGCTATGGAGAAGATTGCTGATCTTTCTTGGGAAGATATAGCAAAGGGTTTGGTTGTTACAGCTATTGGTCTTGGTGCTATGGCTGGAGCACTCAAACTGATACCTCCAGGATCTGTTCTATCTGCTGCTGCTATATTAATAACCGCTGCAGCTCTTGAAATCATTGCAGATGTAATGGATAAGATGGGTGATTATGACTGGGAGAAGATTGCTAGAGGACTAGTTGCCATGGCCGGTTCTTTGACGGCTATAAGTATAGCTTTGGGTCTTCTTCCACCGGGCTCTGTTCTGTCTGCTGCCGCCATATTTATCGCAGCTGCAGCTCTTGAAATCGTTGCAGATGTAATGGATAAGTTGGGCGATATGGATTGGGATGAGATCTCACGAGGTCTTGTTGCCATGGCCGGTGCTCTTGGTATTATTGCTATTAGTTTGATGTTGATGACGGGTACTTTGTCCGGTTCTGCGGCTCTTTTGGTTGCCGCTGCAGCTTTGGCTGTTTTGACCCCAGTTCTTACTACTCTGGGCGATATGAAGTGGACTGAGATTCTACTGGGCCTTGGCGCTTTGGCTGGTCTATTCATAGTATTGGGCGTTGCTGGTGCTCTTCTTACTCCGGTTATTCCTACTCTGATAGGTCTTGGAATTGCCATTGCGCTTTTGGGTGTCGGTATGGTGCTTGCCGGTGCTGGTATATTGATGTTCTCGATTGGATTCAGCGCACTTGCAGCGGCACTTGATGCCGGAGTAGATACCATTATTGATGCCGTCAAGGCACTTCTTGAACTAATTCCTTTCGCTATGGAGCAATTGGGACTAGGCATTATAGCATTTGCTGAGGTTATATCTACTGGTGGTCCGGCACTAACCAAGGCATTTGTGACTGTGTTGGAATCATTGTTGGATGCTGTCGTCAAGATAACGCCGCAGATCCTTAGTACCTTGCAGACATTGCTTGATCAATTCTTAGCATTCCTTGTTGAGAATGTGCCCAAGCTTGTCGCTGCTGGTGCAAATTTGATTACCAAGCTTCTGGAGGGTATGGCTGAGAAATTACCAGGAATCATCACTGCAGCTACGGATCTCATTGTGGCATTCCTTAAGGGTATTGGCGATAACCTTCCACGAATCATCCAATCTGGTGTTGATCTTATTCTTAAGTTTATTGAAGGCTTGTCTACTGCAATTGATAATAATTCGGATGAGTTGGGTGAAGCCGGTGCAGATCTAGCTCTTTCTATGATTAGTGGTTTGGCTAGTGGTCTTTGGGCTGGAGCCAGTAGGGTTAGAGATGCTGCCATAGGAGTGGCTAAAGATGCATTCAATGCTGCTATGGATTGGTTGCTTCCTGGTTCTCCTTCACGGAGATTTGCGCAAATTGGTGAATGTGCCAGTGCAGGTTTCGCTGTTGGGCTCGAGTCATTGACTCCTAAAGTAGCTGAATCCGCAGAGAATGTCGGTAAAGAGGCTATATTTGCTTTGCAGAAATCTATATCAGGAATTGATGAACTTATAAAGAGCAGTAATATGGATTTGCAGCCTGTTATTACTCCTGTTCTAGATTTGTCAAATGTACGTAAGGGAGCAATACAAGCCAATTCAATCTTGGCTGCAAAACCTATGATTGTAGATACGACATATGCCGTGGCTAGAAGTGTCTCTGCGGGAGCGAAAGCACCAACCACTCTGCAAGCTACTTTGCAGGCTTCTGTTGCACCTACTGAAGTATTTTCGTTCAAACAATATAACACATCGCCTAAAGCCCTTTCTCCTGCAGAGATTTATCGCCAAACTAAGAATCAGTTGTCTGTCGCGAGAGGAGCTCTGAAGACTTAATGTTGACAAGAGTTGAAGTTTATACTCTTCAGGGTTCTCAACTCAATTTAGAACTCCGATATCCTACGGACGGGATTGCCCTGGCTGAGATCGAAGGACTTGATCCGGTCAAGGCAATTCTTGTATCTTCTAGTTTCGCTCAAATGGATGGACAACAGTACCATACAAGCAGACGAGACTTTCGTAACATCAAACTGAAATTTGTTCTCGATCCGGATTATATTAACACCTCGGTTCGAGACGTTCGTACAAGATTGTATGAATATTTTATGCCGAAACAATCCGTTCGTCTACGTTTTTTTATGAGTGACGGTCTAACCGTAGATATTAACGGAAGAGTAGAAACGTTTGAAACTCTATTTTTTAGTAAAGAACCCGAAGTCTATGTATCGATCGTTTGCTTTGATCCCGACTTCTTCATCCCAACCCCGATCGTTTTGAATGATTCAACTGTACATACAACCAATGAGATACCTATAACATATTCAGGAACGGTTGAAACTGGTTTTGTGTTTGAACTATACATCGATCGTACTGTTCATGAGCTTTCGCTATATTTACGTTCTCCTGACGGATTAGTCAATTCTATGGATATTTCGGGCGACAAGGGTGGCAATAACGGATTTTTGGCTGGAGACACGTTGACGATTAGTACCATTGTGGGAGCTAAATCTATAACGCTCCTCAGATCTAATGCGACGTCTTCGTTTCTGTATGGTTTAAGTGCACAGTCAGCTTGGTTAGAACTTGTTCCGGGTACAAATTATTTCAGAGCTCATATTTCAGGAGCATCAATCCCATACGCAATAACATACACTACAAAGTATGGGGGTTTGTGATGGAAGTTTATGTCTTGGATGATCGGTTTCGAAGAGAAACTGTTGTTGATAAGTTTGAATCACTCATCTGGACAGAACGTCTATCTGCTTGGGGAGATTTCCAATTAATTTTGTATTCTAACTCCTCGAATCGTAAACTGTTCCAAATAGGTAAACGATTGGCTATGAACGAATCATATCGTGTGATGGTTATTGAGACGGTTGAAGATAAAACCGATTCTGAAGGTAAATCCAATCTTATCGTCAAAGGTCGTTCCCTCGAGGCAATTCTTGATGATCGATTGGCTGCTGCTGATATTTCAGTTACGCCTGAACCTGGCCGATGGATTTTAATTGGCACAGCAACAGAGATTGCTAGAAAAGTCTTTCATGATATTTGTATTGAAGGAATTCTTTCTACAGATGATATCCTTCCCATCATTGAAGGAAGCATATTCCCACAAAGTACCGTTTCAGAGCCTACTGAGATTCTTACAATATTTGCTGAACCGAGAAGTGTTTACTTAGGAATAAAAGATCTGTGTGAAATTTATAATATGGGTTTCCGTATTCTTAGAGATTTAGATACATCGAACCTATATTTTGATGTGTACATGGGAAATGATAGAACAAGCCGACAGAGTGTCCATCCTGCTGTTATATTTAGTCCAGATCTCGAAAATTTGAAAAATACGACCGAATTTAAAACAATTGAGAATTACAAAAATGTAGCTTATGTCTATGGTCCTACAGCAACAGCAATATACATCCCAGTTAATGTCGATCCTGATATTTCTGGATTTGATAGAAAGATTCTCTATGTTCGAGCAGATGATATCGATGATCCAGATCCTGAGGTTGCCGAACTTCTGCTTCTTTTTCGTGGACGAGGTCAATTAGGTAATTTTCAAGTATTTGCCGGATATGACGGGGAATTGAATCGTAACATCGAGTATAAGTACGATATTGATTATTTTTTGGGTGATCTCGTTGAGATGCAGAGCTTGGATGGTTCCATATCTATCCTACAAGTTACTGAACAAATATTTGTATCTGATGCAGAAGGAGAACGGACATATCCAACTCTAAGTCTCAATCAATTCATCATGCAAGGTACCTGGTTGGCTTGGGATTATGATGAAGAATGGTCCGACATGACCGATGAAGAATGGGAAGATGTGCCTTAGCGAAGGAGGTGTGAAATGGCCGTTGGTGATGATGCAGTAGAAGCTGGATATCCCATTGTCCCTGATTCGGGAGAAGAGGGGCGAGTTCGCTGGGGAGCACGTGAAATTAATCGTACTCGAGATTTTATTGCTCAGTTACTTATTCCAAAAGGAAAAGCAGGATATCGATCAGCATCTGGAATTAGTTCAGGGAGTACTGATCCCACTGGTGGTAGTAATGGCGATATCTACTTCAAAATTGTGGAGTAGATATGGTTGATTATACAAAAACCCTTGGTGAGTGGGGCACTTCAGTAATGATGCTTCGAGATACTGGTACAATTGCTGAATTCTGGCTTAAATCTGGGCCTTTAACCAGATGTTATAACATTCCGTGGGGATATACTGCTAATGGCACGACGAATCATAATTTAAGGTTTGATTATCCTGTACCTGAGGTTTGGCGTCGTATAGGAATGCTTAACATTGTTGGTTCTCAAAATGTTAATTTCTGGATAGGTGAAACATACACCAGAGGATTTGATGGACCAGCAAGTCTTAGCGGTTATTTTCAAAGATCAACAGTACCACCAAAACCAATAAATCTGAGAGTTATCAATATAACGAATACTACCTGTAGCACTCAATTCTCGAGTGGAGGTAGTGGTGGGGCTACAGTTGATCAATGGCAGATGACCTATAACACCAACTCAGTTGGTGGACGACCTGAATGGACCTACTTCTCGAATGGTACAAACAATCTAACAGGATTGACACCAGGACAAGCATATTGGTTCTGGGCTCGAGGACATAATGTTCACGGGTGGGGTCCTTGGGCTGGACCTTTCGGTTGGACACAACTGAGGGTACCTTTTCCTCCATCAGCAGCTATTATATCTGACGTCACACAAGATACTGCAACAGCATCTTGGACACCCAATGGAACTGGTGGATCTCCTATTACTAATTATGAGTTGCATTATCGAACAACCTTACAGGACGAAGATAATACAACAATTCTCTCTGGTAATCCACCTAAGAATTTGATTAGGTTAACACCAGGAGTTCCTTATCATTTCTGGACGAGAGCACAAAACATCTATGGTTGGAGTGCTTTTACGGGTCCTGTCACTGTAAAAATGATTGCTGGAGCTTTAATCAAGGAAGAAGCCGTATACAAGGCTGCAGTTCCTTATATTAAGGTTGATGATGTCTGGAAACTGGCCCGTCCGTGGATTAAATCAAACAAAGACTGGAAAGAATCACAGTAGGAGAGAACATGAGTGATAAAACGTATAATTTTCTCAAGTTTTTGGCGATCGTAGTTCTTCCTGGTCTTGGAACGTTATATTTTGTCATTGCTCAGATCTGGGATCTGTCAAATGGGCAACAGGTAATCGGTACAATTGCTGCTATAAACGTATTTTTAGGAGCAATCCTTGAGTTCTCTAGTCATTCTTATTATAAGAGTGATGATCGCTTTGATGGGAGTCTGGATGTCGTACAGAAAGACCCCCTTACACAGACATATTCGCTCAATTTGAACTCCGATCCGCAAGATCTGATTGGTAAGAACGAAGTCATATTCAAGGTAAATCCTCAATAGGTTTTCGCGGGCTATACAGGGCCTATAATGAGACCCTATTGAGAGGAACAACATGCTTATTCGAAGAACTGAGCACGAAACAGGACTTGAGAAGGCCATTAACGACATTCTAGTTCAAATGTCCACTACATCACCAGATAACAAAGAGTATTCTGCAATGTGTGACCAGCTGGTTAAGCTATATGAGCTGAAGAAGATTGATCTTCCTCCGCAAGTAAGCCCAGATACGCTGGTGATCGTTGCAGGAAACCTCCTTGGAATCTTGCTGATTGTGAACTATGAGAAGATGGAGATTCTGACCTCGAAAGCCCTAAGTTTGGTGCTGAGACTACGGTAACAGTTGACCATTAACAGGCGAGACGGAAGAGGCGTGTAGAAAGTAAGTAAAATCTATACGCCTTTTCTTTTTTTCATCTCAAAAATTCCCCGGGGGTAGATCCTGAAAAACTATTTTTTACTCGCGAAAATTACATAGCCTATAATGAGAAGAGCTCCGAAAGGAGATTGAGACACTAATGTCCAGGTTCGAGTCCTGGCCAATGTGCTGTCACGGAATGAACAGACAGTTAACGAGTGAATTTTAGTTGGATTCACTACCTCTTCTCTTTTTTTGTTTTTTCGCAAAAACTACATAGCATATAATGAGAAGAGAAATCGCCATACCAAATAAGGACGATTGAAAAGCCGGTAACCCCGTAATAGATTTATGATAGCCAGTATTCGAAAGAATACGTAGCAGAACACAAATGGATTCGGCTAAAACTCTTCTTCTATTTTTTCGCGAGAAATACATGGCCTATAATGAGAAGAATGCTCCTAGAGCGACCATCAATCCAGATGGTTCTTCTTTTTTTTTGTCCATTCCAAATGTGAGGAGATCCGAATGAATTCTAAAGAGTATGGATTTTTAAATTTTCTAGGTGATGTGTTTATGATCTGCCTTACCTGTGGTTTTTGGTTGGTCTGGATATTCGTCAGGGAGATGCGGCGCCGATGATTTCAACTGATTTTTCCTCCAGGATTCAAAAATTTATCTCAGACAACGCACCTACAATTCTGACTACTGTGGGTGTTACAGGAACTTTGGTAACGGCATATCTTGCTGGGAAAGCGTCATTCCGTGCAGCTGAGCTCATTGCTAGAGAAGAGGAGATTCTCCAACGTTCCCCATTTGATCGACCCGTTTTTAAGCTACAGGATAAGATTAAGCTTGTTTGGACTCTTTATATTCCGGCGGCCACAACGAGTGTTACGACGATTGTCAGTATCATTGCTGCTAACCGGGTTAGTGATAAACGCGCGGCTGCGATGGCTGCGGCATTCACTATATCCGATCGCGCTTTTACTGAATACAAAGAAAAGGTGTTTGATAGACTTGGCAAGGGTAAGGAACAGAACATTCGAGATGAGATTGCACAAGATCGTGTCAATAAAGACCCACCGCACGAGAGCTCAGTCATCATTACAGGGTCGGGGGAGGTTCTTTGCTACGAGTTATTTACAGGAAGATACTTCAAAAGTACCATGGAAAACATAAAGAAAGCGCAAAACGATATAAATCATCGGATTCTGACTGGTTCTTCAGCCTCTTTAAGTGAATTCTACAATTTGATGGATCTTCCAACAACAGCACAGTCTGATGAAGTGGGATGGAACTTAGACAGATTGCTCGAATTGAGATTCTCATCGGTTCTTACTGATGATGGCAGACCCTGTCTCTCAATCGACTACAGCGTTGTCCCAATCAGAAGTTATTGGAAGATTGGGTAGGTTTCATGATCGACTACGAGGCGATGATTGTCAGATTGGCCGAGGCGCAGATAGAACGTAAGCGAGTGCAGAGGCTGCTGGAGGAAGTAAAAGATTGGATGAAGGCGAAGGAGGATCACCAGTGGGTCGAAGACTGGTCCCGACGACAACTCCGATATGCGAGCGAACAGACCATTCTCGGCCAAATCGAGTTGCATGTACATCGGTATCCTGACTGCCCGGACTGCACCCTTAGTGAAGGATTGGATAAGTAATAATTATGAGTAAGCTTGTTGATCGTGTTAGGACGTATAAAGTTGCCAATGATGTCACTGATCATGTCGAACAGCATAAGACGCTATATTCTAGCCTTGCAACAGGCGTTGGGTTTGCAATAATTACATATGTTATAATGAGAGCCAGACCACAACTTGGCAATTTTGTCATCGGCGACACTACCAACGGTGCTATTGTATGCATTATTGGAGAAAAGGCCGTGTTGTCAAATGTGTCTTTCGTTTCTCCGCAAGGAGTCCCGTCGGCGTAGCTTCGCGAAATATACAACCCTTATGATGAGACCCCTATTGAGAGGAAAAACCATGTCCGAGTCCGAAACGATTCAAACCCCTGAGACCATCTACGTTATCGAGAAGAGAACCCCTCTGCTGACGCCTAGGCTCAAGAAGATTGTCATCATCACCGCAAGTGTGTTGACAGTCCTTATTGGAGCCAAGGTCATCTGCAGTCAGGTTGAACAACTTGATGGCGATCCGGCCCCAGAGATCGAATCCAAAGATAAGGCCTGATTTCCTAAAAAGGAATCAAAGATCTAAGCCCTATGCTAACACATAGGGTTTAGGTTTTTCTCTTCTACTGCAAAGGATTGGGATGTTCAAGAAAACGATCACATATCGAGATCTTGAAGGAACGCCGATCACAGAGGATTTCTATTTTCATCTGTCAAAGGCAGAAATTGCGGAAATGGAGCTCAGTCGAAAGGGTGGGTTGTCTGAGTTCTTGAAGAAAATTGTGGCTTCGGAAGACGGAAAAGCCATTATTGAGACTTTCAAGGAAATTGTAGTCAAATCTTACGGTATTCGAAGCACGGATAATAAACGATTCATCAAGTCTAAGGAACTCTCGGACGAATTTCTACAGACTGATGCATATTCGGAGCTTTTTATCGAGTTGGTGACAGATGCGGAATCGAGTGCGGCGTTTATACGAGGAATTGTCCCCATTGATCTGGCCGCTGGTCTTGATGGCAGCTCTCTCAATATTCCTCCTGTTCGTGCTGTAGAGGACGTCAGTCTTCCCACTTTGACTACAGATGATGAGCGTAAGCATCTTGAGACCCGTTTGGCTGAATTGAATAAGAATTATATTTCTTCAGAAGAGAGTAAGAACGAAGTATAAATTTGCGACTGGGAGTTGGCAGGGCAGCTTAGGGTCTCGCGCCCAACGAGTTGCTAACTTTAAACGACAACTCATTTCCTGACCGGACACAGGAAAACAAACTGCGCCCTCCATCGCGAGTTTTACAACCCTTATGATGAGACCCCTACCCGAAAGGAAATGTCATGTCCAAGACACTTATCGCCAAACGAATTGTATCATTCATCGTTGGTGCTGGTGCTGCCAAGATTATCTCTGGCATTGTAACTCATAACACTGATCCCGAAAATATTTACGACTCCGTAACTATCGTCGCAGGCTCAATGGTTATGGGTGCAGTGCTAGCTGAACATTGCAAGCAGTACACAGACAAATCGATTGATGAGATCATCGCTATTTGGCAAGGTGAGAAGAACATTTTTCATATCCATCACGCGTAATTTCTCAGCCTATACTCCACCAGGAGTATGGGTTTTTCTTTTTTGAAGGATGATGATGGAAGATTATCCCAGCAATTCTGCTCGTGCGACACGACCAGACTTGAAACAGCCCGAGACTGAACCGAAGAAAATTGATAAGGTTGTTTCCGGAGAAGTCGTACGCCGTAAGAAGCCTTTAAATAAGCGATTCCGGGAAATCTTTGTTGGACAAGATGCTAAAACAGCATGGGGCTTCGTTTTATTCGACGTTCTTATTCCGGCAGCCAAAGACACGATGGCGGATGCTGTGAGTCAAGGCGTTGAACGGATGTTATTTGGTGATGCCCGATCTAATCCTCGGAGATCAGGAGGGTATCGGCCACCATACAGCGTAACACCGACTCAATCGACATACACTCGTTATTCGACTGGATCATCGTACGCAAAACGAGACGAAAAGGTTCTGAGTAGACGAGCTAGAGCTACTCACAACTTCGACGAGATCATTCTTCCGACTAGAGTCGAAGCCGAAGAGGTTCTAGAACGTCTCTATGATCTTCTTTCAAGATATGAACAAACAACAGTATCCGATCTTTATGATCTTCTTGGTGTGACTGGAAACTACACTGATGAGAAATGGGGTTGGACAGAACTCACGGGTTCTGGTATTGATCGAGTTAGAGAAGGATATTTGCTTGATCTACCGAAACCGGAACCCTTGCGATAATGGCTAGTGCAGTGCAGATGCGAGATGCAATTATTGTTGCATATCCAAGTAAGCGATGGGCTGAAAAAGTAAAGAGAATGCCCGACAACCAGGTCATCGCCGTATATATGCGGCTAAAACTACAAGGAAAGGTTTAGTACTATGAAATGCGTGCCAGATGGAGCAATGAGAATCATCAGTCGTTCGGTTCTGCAAGGACAGAAGCATTCTCCTAGGATCCTGTTCGTAACGGGAATTGTCGGTGTAGTTGCGACTACAGTCGTTGCTTGTCGTGCAACTCTGAAGCTGGAGGAAGTTCTTGTCTCGGCTCAGACGGATCTCGATAATGTAAGAGAGTTGCAACACAAGAAGTATTCGGAACAGGATCGAGAGCAGGACACGGCTTACGTTTATATTCGTAGTGCAGTTAAGGTTGTCAAGCTTTATCTGCCTGCTGTTTGTCTCGGTGCATTCTCCATCGGTTGTCTTGTAGGTGCTAACAATATCCTTACAAAGCGAAATGTTGCTTTGACTGCTGCATATGCTGCCATTGATCGAAGTTTCAGCGAATATAGAGATAGGGTCGTTACAGAGCTAGGCGAAGACAAAGATCGGGAATTTCGATATGGAGTTCGCGAAGAAGAGAAGACTATTGTCGATGACAACGGAAAGAAGTCTAAGGACGTCGTCAAGAGGGTAGGCTTCGGCCCAACGTCGGGTTATGCGAGATTCTTTGATGAATATTCTCGACACTGGGATCGGCACCCAGATTACAACTCTATGTTCATCCAATGCCAGCAGAATTATGCGAATGATCTTCTACGTTCGAGAGGACACGTGTTTTTAAATGATGTCTATGACATGCTCGGTTTTGAAAGGACGACGCCGGGTTCTGTTGTTGGCTGGATTCGTGATGGTGACGGCGATGGTTATATTGATTTCGGAGTCTATAATCACGGAAATCCCAGGGCCAGAGATTTCGTAAATGCTCGAGAGGGGTCTGTTCTTCTCGATTTTAATGTTGACGGCGTCATCTACGATAAAATCTAGGAGACCTCATGGACGAGTTCTGGAAATTTATTACTCGCAAACCGATTCTCGTTGTGGGGGTTTCAACAATCGCATTTGTTGGAGGAGTTGTTATCGGCTACAAGACTGCTGATAAGCGTCTCCGACAGTATTATGCCGATGCCGCGAACGAAGAAATTATTGCTGCAAAAGAGCACTACAATTCATCATTCCACGTAGAGACGCCCTTGGAAAGAAGAATGCGCGAAGGAAAAGAAGTATGGGAGGAGCAGCAAAAGCAATGGGCTGATGCTGCTGAAGAAGGAACTCAAGTGGAGGAAGTCGTGGTCGTTGTGTTCAATTACGAGGAGGAGATGAAGACACGTAGTTCAAATCATCCTTATATTGTCTCGGAAGATGAGTATTCAGAAGACAGTGAAGATCGTGTCTGTTGGACATTTTACGAAGGCTCAGACACTCTGGCTGACGATAAAGATGAACCGATTGATCTCGAGGATTATGCTGGACGAGCAAACTTGAGATTTGGATACGGGTCTAATGACCCAAATGTTGTCTTCATCCGTAATGAAAAGTATGATTTGTGGGCGGAGATCACCAAGATGCCCCAAACGTGGGAAGAGATGCAAGAGAATGACAATTCATATGTCGGTGGAGACTACTAACAAAGTTGAGCCGCTCGATGAGCTATATCTCACATGGCTCTACTCCAAAGCGGCTTCTCCGAAGTTGAGAAATCCATCTAAAACATATTGGACTCTCTTTAATCATATGTATAAGAAAGAGTTTGTATGGTTTGTTCCTAATGATGATAATCGTGTGGGTGATGGAGTATATCTCAGACACGAATTTCTCGAGTCTGTCAATCGAGAGTCTGAAGATTCATGGATGGGTCTCGGTTGTTCATTTCTCGAAATGGTTGTAGCGTTGTCTTATAGGTGTGCATTCGACACGAATCACGAACCAAGGTCTTGGTTCTGGAAACTGTTAGAACACCTTGATCTTGAGAAGTATAACGACAACGTTCTATATCCATATGAAGAGATTGATGCCATCCTAGACAGAGTTATTTGGAGGACATATGATCGTGATGGGAAAGGCGGTCTATTTCCACTGAATAATCCTCGACGAGATCAGCGCAATGTTGAAATCTGGTATCAAATGAACGCTTATTTCATCGAGCATGAAGAAGAATATATTTGAAAGTAGGATGCCGATGGATTTTTACAAAATCCGAATCAAAGAAGGGAAGAACCGCGTTTACGAAGTATATCCCGAGTTTAGTGTACATCGATCCACAGACCTTATGGTTCGTGGGGGCGATTTTTATGCTGTTTGGGATGAAGAAATTGGTCTTTGGTCTACGGACGAATACGATGTTGCCCGTCTTGTAGATGCGGATTTGAACCGGTTCATCCTAGAGGCTGAGCGTAAAAATCCAGGGATGTACGAAGCCAAATATCTCGAGGACAGCGATAATGGTAGATGGTCCAAGTATCGTAAAACCCTCAAGGAGATCAAAGACAACAATCATCAGTTGGATACCACTTTAACATTTTCCAACACTGAAGTGAAGAAGACGGATTATATTAGCCGACGACTGCCATATGCTTTGGAACCAGGATCTTGTGTTGCATGGGATGAGCTTGTCGGTACTTTGTATGAACCTTCAGAACGAGAGAAGATCGAGTGGGCCATAGGGTCGATTGTTTCTGGAGACTCAACTAAGATTCAGAAATTTTTCGTATTCTATGGCCCTACCGGTAGTGGTAAGTCCACTATAATCAACATCATTGAATCGCTATTTCAAGGCTATACCTCTACTTTTGATGCGAAAGCTCTTGGTTCTTCAAATGGGTCTTTTGCCACAGAAGCATTCAGTGAAAATCCGATGGTGGCTATTCAGCACGACGGTGATCTTTCACGTCTGAGCGACAATACGAAGCTCAATTCAATCGTTGCCCACGAGGTTATGCGTTTCAATGAGAAATACAAGCGTACCTATGATGCCAAATCAAACGCTTTGGTTTTCATGGGTACTAATCAGCCGGTTAAGATCACAGATTCCAAATCTGGATTGATTCGTAGGTTGATTGATATTCATCCTAGCGGTAGAAAAATTCCGAACAATCACTACAACGCTTTGATGTCGAGGATTGAATTCGAGCTTGGAGCAATTGCTCAATACTGTCTTGAAGTATATCTCACATTGGGTAAAAACCATTACAATGCTTATCGCCCACTTGAGATGATGTATCAAACCGATGCATTCTTCAACTTCATCGAATCGTACTACGATATATTTAAAGCTGATGACGGGGCTGCTCTTAAACCTGCTTTTGCTCTGTATAAGGAATTCTGCGTTGATGCCGGGGTTGAATTCAAACTCCCTATGATGAAATTCAGAGAAGAGCTCAGGAGTTATTTCGATGAATTCCATGAGCGTATCGTGATTGACGGAGTTTCTTACCGGAGTTATTTCTCTGGATTCAATGCAAATAAATTCAAAGCCCCTCGTGGGGATGATGTATATTCTTTGGTGATCGATGAGACAATTTCATTGTTCGACAATGAATTTATTGATCTTCCGGCACAAGAGGCTAAGGACGATGAATCTCCTCGTCATCGTTGGTCTAATGTAAAGACAACTTTGTCTGAGATTGATACTTCTCAGTTACATTATGTCAAGGTTCCAGAGCAACATATTGTCATTGATTTTGATCTTAAGGGCAGGTCTGGAATCAAATCTTTGGAGAAGAACCTCGAAGCGGCCAGTGATTGGCCTCCTACCTATGCTGAGTTGAGCAAGAGTGGTCATGGGGTTCATCTTCACTATAATTACAGCGGTGACGTCTCAGAGTTAGCAAATGAATATTCTCCTGGAATAGAAGTAAAGGTTTTTCAGGGGAACGCCTCTTTGAGGAGAAAGCTCACCAAGTGTAATAGTGTACCAATCGCAACTCTCCGGACCGGGCTTCCACTCAAGGAGAAAAAGAAAGTGTTGGAATCAAGGGTTATCAAGAGTGAGAAAGGCCTTAGAGATCTGATCGAAAGAAATCTGAGAAAAGAAATTCATCCAGGAACTAAACCTTCGATCGACTTCATCTATAAGATTCTTGAAGAGTCATATGAGTCAGGTATGACGTTCGACGTGACTGATATGCAACCTAAGATTGTAGCCTTCGCCAATAACTCTACGAATCAGCCCCTTTTAAGTCTCAAAGTTGTTCAAAGAATGAGATTCAAGTCAGAGAATTCTTCAAAGGAACCCAAGATGGATGGTCCTTTGGTTTTCTTCGACTGTGAAGTATATCCAAATCTGTTTGTTATTTGCTGGAAGAAATTTCAGGATGACACAGTTACAAGAATGATCAATCCTACATCTAGTGAAGTCGAGGCTTTATTTAGATTCAAGTTAGTGGGATTCAACAATAGAAGGTATGATAACCACATCCTCTACGCGAGATTTATGGGGTATGATAATGAGACACTATTCAAACTCTCTCAGAAAATCATTAATAATAACGTCGGCGCCACTTTCGGCGAAGCTTATAATTTATCGTATGCTGACGTCTGGGATTTCAGCTCGAAGAAACAGGGTCTCAAGAAATGGGAAGTTGAACTTGGACACCCCTACATGGAGCTCGATTTCCCCTGGGAAGAGCCCGTCGATCCGAGTGAATGGATCAGAGTAGAAGAGTATTGTGTCAACGATGTTCTTGCGACTGAGGCAACATTTATAGCGAGAGAGCAGGATTTTGTAGCTCGACAAATCCTGGCCGGTTTGAGCGGACTCTCTGTAAATGATCCTACTCAGAAGCACACAGCCAAGATTATATTCGGCAACGAACGTCGTCCACAAGATGCTTTTGTCTACACAGATCTCCGCGAAGATTTTCCTGGATATCATTTTGATCTTGGAGTATCCACATATCGTGGTGAAATTACAGGCGAAGGTGGTTATGTGTATGCTGAACCAGGCATTTATCATAACGTAGCTGTACTGGATGTTGCTTCCATGCACCCCACAAGTATTGAGCAACTTAATCTTTTTGGCCGATTTACTAAGAATTTTTCGGCTTTGAAGGACGCTCGGATTGCTATCAAGCATAAAGATTTTGATGCCGCTCGAAAGATGTTGGATGGGAAACTCATTCCATTTTTGGAAGGTATCGACAACTCAAATCTCGATAGGGCAGAAACACTGTCTCATGCACTGAAGATTGTAATCAATAGTGTATATGGTTACACCTCTGCTAAGTACGATACCCTTTTCCGAGATACTCGGAACAAGGACAACATTGTTGCTAAGCGTGGTGCACTATTCATGATCGATCTAAAATATGCTGTACAAGAACAAGGTTTCATCGTAGCCCATATTAAGACGGATTCGATCAAGATTCCCGATGCGTCTCCGGAGATCATCGATTTCGTGATCAAATTTGGTCAGAAATACGGTTACGATTTCGAGCATGAGACTACGTACGACAGGTTCTGCCTTGTAAATGATGCTGTCTATGTGGCTAGGGAAGACGGCCAATGGCATGCTGTAGGAGCTCAATTCCAACATCCTTACGTATTCAAGAAGCTGTTCAGTCATGAGATAATTGGGTTCGATGATCAAATCGAGACAAAGCATGTAACTCAGGGTGCGATGTATCTCGACTTTGATGCTGTACAGAAGCCCATGTTCAACTATCAGGGCAGGCATTTTATCGGAAGCATTGGACAATTTCTACCAGTTACCCAGGAATCTGGCGGAGGAATTCTCCTTCGAGTCAAGGATGATAAAAGCTATGCTGTGACGGGTACGAAGGGTTATTTCTGGGTAGAAGCTAAGCTTGCGAAAACACTTGGATGCGAAGGTGTCGAGATAGATCAATCATATTATGACCGTCTTGTAGATGAGGCCATCGATACGATTAATAAGTTCGGCGATCCTGAAGGATTTCTTGACGTAGAGTGGAGAAGATGATGGCTCGTAATGACAATACCCTGGTCATTGAGAACGCTCGGATCATTTTTAGAAATTTTTCCGGTCGGGAAGGAATGTACAATCGGGAAGGAGACCGCAACTTCGGAGTTCTCTTGGATGAGCAGCTGGCAAAAGAGATGTCCGAAGACGGATGGAATGTCAAATGGTTGAAGCCTCGCGAAGAGGGTGAACCTGAGCAGGCTTATATTCAGGTTTCAGTCAACTTCAAAGGCCGTCCTCCTCGAGTAGTTATGATTTCAAGCAGAGGACGAACAAATCTCGGTGAGCATGAAGTCGAGCTTCTTGACTGGGCAGATATTTCGACCGCAGATCTCATTATGCGTCCTTACGAGTGGGCTGTTAATGATAAGCATGGGATTAAGGCGTATCTTCAATCTATTTTCGTGACTATCGAAGAAGATGCACTTGAACTTAAATATGCTGAAATTGACGATGCCGCTGAACGGAGGTAATGAGAGGAGGCGAAGTTGGCCGGTGTGGAAGAGATTGCTTGAACGATCAACCGGCGATATTCTAATTCTAATTGTGACATTGACGATTTGTGCCAGTGTTATAGGTGCTGGCATAGCTGTTGCACTTAGATCTTTACTGGCTCCTGAAATTAATTCAGCTGGTGCCTGGGCACTGGTCTCAGACTCGATCAATACCCTCATTGGTTTGTTGGCGGGATTCATCGCGGGTCGTACCGAAAGGGGTGGCCAAAGTGCGTCTGAAATTCAGCCCCCTCCAAGGGATTTTGATGATACTCCTTCTATTGATAATTAATTGTGCGGTCTCATTGATTACTGTGTTTTAAAGGAGGGACAATGTCTCAGGAGGAAATACCGGGCCAAATGGTAATACCTGGTCTTGTGTCAACGATGTCTCTTCGCGCAAAGCTAAA